TGGGCTGTGTTGGTTGAGCAGATCGGCGTTCGCGCTCAGACTCAGTACAAACAAGAATACCTCGGTAACTTGTTCACTGCTGACACTCTGTACGGCGTGGCTGAACTGCGTGACACTGGCGCAGTGCCAATCATTGTGGACGCTTCGGCAACCTAATGATTAAGGAGGCCCCTTCGGGGGTCTCTTTTCTTTACTACTTACTTTGAGTGAGTAATAAACAAAGGAGAATACACACATGGTAAGCTTTCAAATGAAACACAGCACTAGACCTCAAACTATTGCCCGAGTAACCAGTGAAGTGGATATAAAGAGTTTCAGAGAGAACCCTGAATGGTACGAACTGAAAGAACAAGTAGAGTCTAGAAGTTTAACTATGACAACTAAGACATTCAAGAAAACTAAGGAATCCAAATGAGTTTATATCGAGGTGCTGGTGGTGCTTCTGACGCTACCGATGATTCTACTGTAAACGCAGTAGCAGGCTACGCTTCTTCTGCGGCTTCAAGTGCCGCTGCTGCCGCAGGTTCTGCCTCTGCTGCAAACACTTCTGCATCCGCTGCTGCCACAAGTGCATCCAATGCTTCCACAAGTGCCTCTAGTGTTGCCTCCAACGCTACAAATGCCTCTAACAGCGCTTCCTTAGCAAACACTTATGCAGCCGCTGCTGATATTTCTAAAAACTCTGCTGCTGCATCTGCTGCCATTGCCACAACTCAGGCAGGTCTTGCTTCTTCTAGCGCTTCCAGTGCTTCATCAAGTGCTGCTACAGCCACTTCGAGAGCCGTTGCTGTTACTTTTAGTGTTGCCGCTTGCGCCAACTCTGCTACCGATGCAGCTAACAGTGCTGCCAGTGCTTTAGCTATCTATGGTAATACCGCAGCAATGAATGCTGCTGTAGCCGCTGCTGCTGCTTCTGCTTCGACTGCTACAACTCAAGCAGGACTGGCATCTGCAAGCGCATCAAGTGCTGATGCTTCCGAGAGTTCATCTTTTGAGAATGCACAAAATGCTGCTGAATGGGCTTCTACTGCTCAAGGAGCCGCTAACGATGCTCAAGCATCTGCAACCTATGCTGCTCAGGTTGTTCTTACTGTTGCTGATGCTTCTGCGGATGCTGCTAGTGCCGCTGCCTCTGCTGCAACAGCTACCACTCAAGCTGGATTAGCTGCTGCCTCTGCTGCAAGTGCTTCCGCTGTGGTCTTGGGTAACGAGCCTGTCCGTCCTGCAATCAAGCCAACACTGCTTCTTGACTTTGCCAACACTGAGCAACTTGACCCTCGCATCACCTTTACTCGCGCCAGCACTGCCACCTACTACGGTACGCAGACTGCCAAGGCTGAAGAGAACTTGATGTTGCAATCGCAGGATTTCACGACAACTTGGACACAAAGTAACTTATCACGAACTGCCAATACAACTGCTGCACCTGATGGTTCGACAACAGCAGACACCTTAACGGATACTACTGACAACGGCGCTCATATTGTTAGCCAGTCTCCACTTCCTTTTGCCAATACGGTTTACACATTAAGCTGTTTCCTGAAAGCAAATACACATAATTTTGCAATGGCCACGCTTACAAACACAGTAACGTCACAAAATGGTATTTCAGCGGTTGTTGATTTAAGCACAGGAGCAATTACACAAACAGCTACCGGAACCAACGCAACATTTACTTCCTCATCTATAACTTCAATAGGCAATGGGTGGTATCGGGTTGTCATTACTGGATCTTCAGTCGCTGGTTTTAACAGAGCAGAGGTTGCGTTTGCTCCTGCCGCAACAGGAAACACATTTGCAACTAATCAGCGAATTTCATTTACAGGTACGGGAACAGCCTCTTTCTTTGCATGGGGCGCTCAATTAGAGCAACGCAGCGCAGCCACAGCCTATACTCCCACAACCACTACACCGATTACCAACTACATCCCGCAGCTTCTAACAGCAGCATCTGGTGTGGCACGGTTTGACCACAACCCCATCACGTTTGAGAGCTTGGGGTTGGAGATTGAGGAGCAGAGGACGAATCTGTTGACGTACTCAGAACAGTTTGATGATGCCGCTTGGACAAAAGCACGCACCAGTATTACAGCCAATGCTGTTGTTTCCCCTGATGGGACGGTGAATGCTGACAAGCTGGTTGAAGATACGACCGCAAGCAATACGCACCAAATACAACGCTCTGTTTCCTACACTTCGGGTACTACGTATACCAGAAGTATGTACGCAAAAGCAGCCGAAAGAACGGGGTTTAGATTTCAATTCCCAAGTTCAGCATTTACTAGCGGTTTAAACGCTTATTTTGATTTGGCAACAGGAACCGTTGGTAGCGTTTCTACTGGTGTTACGGCAACGATAACACCAGTAGGCAACGGCTGGTACAGATGCACTGCAACAGCCACGGCAACAGCAACTGCGTCTGGAACCGAAATTAGTTGTGGCCTGACTATCACTACTAACAATCCAACCTACACAGGCGATGGCTACTCAGGCATCTACATCTGGGGCGCTCAACTGGAAGCCGGAGCCTTTGCCACCAGCTACATCCCCACAGTAGCAAGCCAAGTCACTCGGGCGGCTGATGCTGCAAGCATGACAGGAACGAACTTCAGCACTTGGTACAATGCTGGACAGGGTACGTTGTACACGGAAAGCCGTTGCCCCAATGGAGTTGCCAGCAACCTTAACCGAATTGCATCTTTAAACGATGGCACTGCCTCAAACCGTATGGAGATTGACACAGGCAGCACCACAACTACCGTTGTCCGCATCACAACAAACGGCACATCTCAAGGCTCACCATCGGCAGGCACATACACCGATTTCCAAATCAGAAAATCTGCACTGGCGATTCAATTCAATAACTTCACGCTTGCAGCAAACACTGCAACAAGCAGCGACACCTCTGCCGTGGTTCCTGTTGTTGACCGCCTAATGATTGGTCAATCGCCATCACCAAATTCAAACTATTTGAACGGCACAATGGCAAAACTGGCTTACTACCCCATCCGATGCACAGACGCACAACTGCAAGGCATGACAACCGTCTAAGGAACTAACATGGACTACTACTTATCATTTCCTGACGAAGCCTCTGCAAATGCAGTGCTGTACTCTGAAGACAAGCCAAACTTTGTTAACATCGACACCATTGGCGTGATTTACAAAGATGAACAGCCGATCACTGGCTGGCATGTGAATGTACGCTTAATGGACAATGAAGATGGCTCTGCTCTTGAGTCCTTCGCTGTAACTCCTTCAACACCTTTACGTATCTGGGGTTAATCTATGCCTAGTTTAATTGGTAATAAGCCGAACCAAGTACCTACCAACGCTGATCTTGGAACTTTAGCTTTTCAAGACAGTAAAGCTGTTGTGGTAAATCCACAAGCTTCTGTAAACCCTGTAGGTATCGGTGATATGGTTTTTCAACTGACTAACAACACTACTTTGGTAGTGAAAGTTAAAGGCAGTGACGGAACTATACGCTCCTCCACACTAACACTTTCTTAATAAGGAAATATCATGCCTCTCAAAAAAGGTAAGTCAGACAAGACAGTCTCTGAGAACATCTCCATGATGGTCAAAGAAGGTAAGCCTCAGAAGCAAGCGGTTGCTATTGCTTTATCGGAAGCAGGCCGTAGTAAACCTGAGCGTGGTAGCCGCACCAAGAAGAATAAAGATAAGAAGAAGTAACTTATGACACGCCCTGTATCGGTAGGTGTTAATCTTGCATCGGCTACGGCTACAACAATTTACACGGTTCCTCTCGGATATTTTGCTAAGTGGACTTTAATGTATTTGTTTAACAACTCAGGATCTACCAAGACTATCTCAGTGTACTGGCGTGACTCTAGTGCCTCTACTAACATTTATGTACATGATGGTTCCGTTGCAAGTAAAAGCTTTGTACGGATGGATGGAGGTGCTTACGTAGTTATGGAAGAAGGAGATACTATAGTGATGCAGGATGAAGCAGGAAGTTCCTTTAGCACTATCTGTACCTTTGAATTGTTTAAGAAAGAAGGAATCTAATAATGGCACTGCCAACCTACCTCGAATTAGTCAATGATATTCTTGTTCGTATGCGCGAACCTGAAGTATCTACTGTCCAAGAAAACACATTGTCTAAGCTGGTAGGAAAGCTGGTCAATGATTCTAAACGACAAGTAGAAGATGCTTACAACTGGAATTGTTTGACAGCAACACTTACAGCGGTTACCGAGGCAAACACTTTTAACTATGGTTTAACAGGTGTTGGTCAACGCTTTAAAGTTATTGATGTGTACAACAGTACAGCTAAGAAACAGATGAAAGCTGCTTCTACTGCTAGTCTGAACTCAATGTTCTTAACTGCTGGAGCTATTCCTGAAACTGGCTCACCTGATTACTATAACTTTAACGGTGTAACAGCAGTAGGAGATACTCAAGTTGACGTATATCCTGTCCCCACAGGTGCTGAAACTCTTTTCTTCAATCTTTATGTTCCTCAAGATAAACTGAGTGCTGATTCCGATGCAATGCTTGTTCCTGAAGAGCCTGTTATCTTAGGTGCTTTTGCTCGTGCCTTGGTTGAGCGTGGTGAAGATGGTGGTTTGAGTAGTTCAGAAGCATACGCTTTGTATAAGGCTTCCTTAGCTGATGCTATCGCTATTGAAAGCTCTCGCTATGTAGAGGAAGATGCTTGGGAGGCTGTGTAAATTATGGCACAGCAGATTCAAACATTTTCCATTACTGCTCCGGGTTTCTATGGACTGAACACACAAGATAGCTCATTGGACTTAGCCTCTGGTTTTGCCTTAAATGCTGTTAACTGTGTCCTTGATCAATACGGACGGATTGGTTCTCGTAAGGGCTGGGAACCACAACATCCAGTAAATGCTGATCTAGGCTCCGCTACTGTGAAAGCTATTGGTCAGTTAGTAGTAGATAGCGGTGCAGAGTATACCATTGCAGCAGGTAACAACAAACTGTTTAAGCTTGTAGGTAATACACTTTCTCAACTAACCTACGGTGGTGGAGGCACAGCACCTACGATCACAGACAGTAACTGGCAGATTGCTGCTTTGAACGAGGTCTTGTACTTTTTTCAAATAGGCCATGATCCTTTGGTATTTGATCCTGCTGTGAGCACTACAACGTATCGTAGAGTATCGGAGAAGTCAGGATACACAGGCACTGTTCCTAGCGGTAACATCGTATTATCTGCTTATGGTAGGTTATGGGTAGCCGAGACAAGCACTGAGAAGACTGTGATCTATTGGTCTGATATTCTTTCTGGACATAAATGGACTAGCGGATCTACAGGATCTATTGATGTATCTTCTGTGTGGCCCAACGGTGCAGACAACATCACAGGTCTTTCCTCACATAACGGATTCTTGTTCATCTTCGGTAAGAACAATATCTTGGTGTACTCAGGTGCTCAGGATGTCCTATCAGCAGGTGTATTCAAGATCTCGGATGCAGTTACAGGTATTGGCTGCATTGCTCGTGATACCATCCAGAATACAGGCTCAGATATTATCTTCTTATCGGATACAGGTGTTCGTAGCGTACTGCGTACCATCCAAGAGAAGTCTGCTCCCTTCCGTGACTTGTCTAAGAATGTACGTAATGACTTGATGTCTGCTGTTGCAGGAGAAGTTCTGAATACAGTAAAATCTATCTACAGTCCCTTTGAATCTTTCTACTTATTGACTTTCCCTTCACTTAAAACAGTGTATTGCTTTGACCTTAAATCTACATTGCAAGATGGATCTAGCAGGGTAACTACTTGGGATAACATTGAGCCTAAAAGCTTTTGTTACCTTCGAGATAGGAATTTATTGATAGGTAAGGAAGGCTACATAGGTAAATACATAGGTTATCAGGATAACGGTGTAAAGTATCGTATGATTTACTTTACCAACCACACCGATCTTGGTGCTCCCTCTGTAGCCTCTGTCTTGAAGAAGTTATCCGTTGTTGTCATTGGCGGTACTAACCAATTCGTGACAATCAAGTGGGGTTATGACTTTAAAGAGAATTATTACTCACAAAACACTAAAATTCCTACTCAAAGTATTGCACAATTTGGAATTTCAGAGTATAATACTGTTGGAGTTGAGTACTCAGAAGGTATCTCTTTACAGACTCTTACCGCTTATCCAACAGGTTCGGGTAAGGTAGTTCAAACAGGCTATGAATCAGATATTAACGGTTCTTCTTTGAGCATCCAAAAGATTGAAATTCAAGCTAAAAATGGAAAGATTGTATAATGACTAATTACGTAAAAGCAACTAACTTTGCAAGTAAGGACTCACTTGCTTCCGGCAATCCGTTAAAGATTGTTAAAGGGACGGAAATTGACACAGAGTTTAACAACATTGCTACAGCAGTTGCCACCAAAGCAGACTCGACTGGTAACATTACCGGAACGGCATCTAACGTCACAGGCACTGTTGCAGTTGCGAATGGCGGCACAGGAGCAACATCGTTTACTTCTGGAGCCTTGCTAAAAGGTGCTGGTACAGGCGCTGTAGCTCCTGCGAGTGCAGCGGATATTGTGGGACAGATTGGCGCTACTGCTGTGCAGAATGCAACCACAGCAGCCAACGGAGGTGTAACCAGTGTTAACGGACTTACAGGCGCTGTTTCTCTCCCTGTGCAGTTTAGCCAACAACTGTTTGTAGCAAGCGGCACGTTTGTTGTCCCAGCAGGCGTAACTTCTTTGATTGCAACAGTTATTGCAGGAGGCGGCGGTGGTCAAGGCGGTTATGTAGACACAGCATCAATTCCGAATAATGGTGGCAGTAATGCTGTGCAGTGTTACGTGACTGGTTTAACCCCCGGAGCAAGCATTGCGGTAACAGTCGGTGCAGGCGGTGCAGGTAGTGCTGGTAATTATAGTGTAAGCTCAGCAAGCGGAACTACAGGTGGGGCATCTTCTTTTGGTAGTTTTGTTGTGGTTTCTGGTGGTGCTGGAGGCGGTTCAGGAGCGACTCAGACCATAACAACTTCCTCAGCATTTTTAAGAGAAACGGTCAACGTGGCTGGTCTTTCTGGTGGTCGGGGAACAGATTATTTGGATGGAACTAGTAATTATAGAGGCGGTGGTGGAGGCGGTGCGGGATGGGCCGGAGGCGGCGGCGGTGGCGGTGGTCGCAACGGTGACGGTGCAGGAGTTGGTGGAGCAGGAGGCAGCGCTCTTAATGGAAGCTCTGGAAATAACGGAGCAACTGGTGGAGTTACTAATTCTGGCGCTGGCGGCGCTGGAGGTAGTAACTCCGGTGGTGTTTCTGGTGGTTCTGCTGGCGCTGGCGGCGCTTTTGCTGGCGGTGGTGGCGGCGGTGGCGGCGCAGGTGCTGTGTTGTTGCGCTGGTAATTTATATGATTACTCATCACTTTAGCGATGGTCTGTATGCCAAGCAAATGTTTCTACCTAAAGATTCACTTGCTTGTCAACATAAACACAACTATGATCACTTAAGCATTCTCGCTAAAGGTAAAGTCAAGGTATTGCTTGATGATGATAAAGTTGAAGAATATACAGCACCTGCTTGCATCAATATTGTTAAGAACATAAATCATGTAATTGTAGCCTTAGAAGATTCTACATGGTTTTGCATACATCAAACCGAGGAAACTGACGTGAACAAAGTAGATCAAGTTTTAATTAAGAAAGTAGAGGCTTAATATGCCATGGATTAGCGGCGGTCTTGCTCTTGCAGGCAGTTTATTTGGAGGCAGATCAGCTAAAAAAGCTGCCGAAGCTTCTGCACAGGCTCAACTTGAAGCAGCGCGTATTGCTGCTGAAGCACAGAAGTTCCGTCCTGTAGGTATTACTTCACGGTTTGGTTCGTCCAAGTTTACAACCAATCCTTCCGGCTATGTTACAGGTGCAGAATATAATCTAGCCCCTGACGTTGCTGCTGCTCGTGACGAGTTCCTACGCCAGTCGTTTGGTCAAGGCATTGACTTAGGTGCTCAAGGTCTTGAGGGTGCTCAAAGCCTTTTCAATCTCGGTCAACAATACCTTGCACAGTCTCCAGAAGAGGCTGCTCAAGAGTACATGGCTAGTCAGCAAGCTTTGTTGGCTCCTAGCCGTGAACGTGCTCAGGCAGGTCTTACACAGAATCTGTTCAATACAGGTCGTGGTGGTGTTGCAGTGTCCCAAGGTGGGATGCTTGGAGCTGCTAACCCTGAACAACAGGCTTTGGCTAACGCTCAGGCTATGCAAGATCTTCAGTTGGCTGCACAGGCACAGGCGGGAGGACGAGCACAGACTCAGTTCGGTGCAGGTTTGTTTGGCTTAGGTGCTCAAGCTGCCTCGGCAGGTTACAGCCCCTTCCAGACTCAGTTTGGCTTGGCTTCTAATCTGGAGCAGACTGGTCAGAATACTATGGATGTAGGTGCTCAGTTAGGTGGTCGTTCTGCTGCGGCAGGCGCTAACGTAGGTCAGACACTGTTAGCCGGAGGTACTAACGCTGCCCGTACATTACAGTCTTCTGCTGCCTACAATCCCTTTGCCACAGCTTTGACAGGTTTGGCTGGTAATCAGCAGTTCACTCAAGGATTGTCTAACTGGTTTGGAGGCGGTGATGCAAGAGGCTACATGCCTACCAATTTTGGTACTGGTTCAGCCTTCGGTAATCAAGACTTCGGTATCTACTTATAAGGATTAACGATGGCTCAAGTAATGAATAGTTTATTTGGGATGACTCCTGAGTCTCTCATGGCACAACGTGAAGCTGCCTTACAAGCTCAAGCTCAACAATTTGCTCAGTTAGATCCTTTCCAACGTGCTACCGCTGGTATCTATGCAGGGGCTAACAAGCTTGGTGGTGCTATCGGAGGTATGCTTGGTGCTCAAGATCCTGAGATGGTGCGTTTGCAGCAGCGTCAAAGTATGTTACAAAATGTAGATCTGACTGATCCTGAATCTTTGAAACAAGGGATTCAGACTGCTATGCAGAACAAGGATTACCAACTGGTAAGTGAACTTACTAATCGGTATCAGCAATCCGCTGCTGCTGCTTTAAAAGCTCGTGAGACAGAATCTATTATCACTAAGAATTTGCGCGAAAAGGCAAGTGCTGATCCTGTGCAGCAACTGTTACGTACGGGTAAATATACAATTCCTAGTATGGCTGCTTATGAGCAATCAGGCAAAATTGCTGATCTGGTTCCCGTTGATCCTAATGAACCTACAGCTTTAAGCGAGACTTCTGAAGGTATCTTTTTAGTTAACAAGAAGGACGGTACTAAAATTGCCCGTATTGGTAGTGCTCCTGAAAGAGGCACTAAAAACATTGTTAATGTGGATGCCAAAGGTGAAACAGAATTCGTTAAAGAATTAGGTAAGTTGGACGCTAAGAAAGTTTCAGAGGCGGGAGTTATTCGTGATAATGCTTTTGCAACTGTTCGTTCTTTGAATCAACTTGAGAAACTAGACGATCAAGGTTTGATCAGCGGATCGTTTGCTACAGGTCGTGTAGGCGCTACTAACTTACTGAATACACTTGGATTAGCTTCTCCTTCGGATCAACAGCGTCTTACTTCTTCTCAAAATTATCAGAAAGTTGCCGGAGATGTTATTCTTGGTGTGCTTGGTGGTAAGTTAGGCGCTGGTTTTTCTAACGAAGATCGTAAGTTTATTGAAGGTCTTGTTCCACAGCTAGAAACAAGTGCAGCAGCCCGTAGACAGTTAATTACCTTCATGCGCGATAAGAATATTGAAGTTGCAAATGAAGCTACTAGACTTGAGACTTATGCTAGAGACAACAGAGGATTAAAAGGTTTTCAACCTAAGATTCCATTAGGACAGAATGCTCCTGTATCATCTATGTCTGCTGACGATTTAGCTAAAGCTGCTGGCGGTAAGATTGTAAATGGTAAATTTGTACCAAACTAATAAGGAAAGAAAATGGCAGAAATTTCCCAACAACAAGCATTAGAAGAACTCAAAAAGCGTGGTATTGTTGCTTCAAGTGAATCTGTGCTTGAGGAACAAGGCACAACTTTTCAAGAGTTTAAGAAAGGTGCTGAAAGTCTGTTAAAAGGCTCTGCCAAGGGTATTGTAGATATTGTTGGTGGATGGGGTAATCTGTACGATTATTTACGTAAAAGCCCTGATCCATCAGCCCTCTCCTCTACAGGTATTCTAAAAGGTATTCGTGATTTAGGAGGCCCTGACTTACAACAGATTAGCGGTTATCGAGGAGCTTTTGAATTCGGACAAGCTGCTGGCCCTGCTACTGCCATGTCTGCTGCTGGTTTACCGGGACTGTTTGGTAGAACTCCTTTAGGATTAGCAGGTGAGTTTGGTGTATCAGGTACTACAGGTGTTGTTGCTCAACAGGTTGCACCTGACAGTCCTCTGGCTCAGTTAGCTATTCAAGCATCTCCTTATGCTTTACGAGGCGGTGTGATGACTGCCCGTAGATCACTTACAAACCCTACAGGACAAGTTCCTGCTACGATTGATGATCTTTTACAAGTAGGTCGAATGACCCCCGGAGAAGCTACAGGTAGTCGTGTTCAGTTGGCTACAGAAGCCCGTACCGAAGCTGCCCCTAGTATCGAAGCAAAGGGAACTCAGTTTAGACAAGCTCAAGCTCAGGATGTATCTTCTTTCCTTGATAACGTGTTTAAACGGGCTTCAAGTCAAGCGGTATCACCCGAACAAGCAACCACTTCTGCTTTTACCGCTTTTAACAACTACGGTAAAGCACTCACAGGTCAATTAAGGTCACAAGCCTCTAAAGACTTCGGAGCAGCTAAATCATCAGGAGGTAAGATTGATACTACTCCTGTGGTGTCTATTGTCTCTGAACAGCTTGCCAGTATCCCCCCTGAAATTGCTGCATTGGCTCCTGTGCGTAATGCCTTACAAAAGATTATCGAAGAATACTCTATTCCTGCTCAAGCAGAAGTAATTACCCCTTCAACAATCTTAGGCCCCACAGGACAACCAGCTTCTGTTTCTATCACTCCTGCTGTTCCTGCCGGACTCCGTGAAATTAGTATTGATCGTCTTCAAAAGAACTTGTCTGCATGGGGTGATGCAGTTTATTCAGGCAAGGCAGATTTTGGCAAGGGAAACATCTTTGAAGGCGTTGCTCCGGGACAAGTTAAAGGTATTGCTTTAAGTGTTCTTCGTGGTTTCCGTGATTCTTTGGATCAAGCTTCTACTGAAGGTATTGCAGGTGCTGATAAACTAATCAAGGCGCGTGATAACTTTAAAGCTAATTTGGCTAAGATTGAAGAATATTCAAATGTTCCTTTAACTAAGTACTTTGATGTCGAGACTGTATCTGCACTTACTCCTGAAAAAGTTATTGATAAGTTGTCCAAAGCTACTCCTTCTGAGAGGCGCTTCTTAGCAGAAGTTCTTCAAAATAGTCCTGATGGAGCTTCAGTATTTGATACTGTGCGTAGACAACAGTTTAATCAAATCTTGGATAAAGCTTATAACGCTGGTGCTGCTGCCGATAGTCCTGAGTTTGTGGTTAAGTCAGCGCTTGCTGAACTGAGTAAGCGTAAGGGAGATTTTGATTATCTATTTACCAATCCTAAAGATAAAGCCGATGCTTTAACTGCTATGCAGTATATGCAGAAAGTGTTAAAGAGTGAATCTGTTGGTTCTTCTGGAGGATTAAAAGGAGGGGACATCTATTCAACTACTCGTGGTTTTGGTGGAACTTCTCAGACTGCTAACTTGGCAAAAGAAGCTTTTGGTCTAATTAGAGACATTGTAGCGAACCCAAATGCTTTTGCTGATGTTATCTTTAATCCTGATACTGTAAAAGCATTGAAGGAAGCGCAACAAGCAACTACTGTTAAGAAGTTGACTAATGTTGTTACTAAGCTTGGGGATTCAGCAGGTAAGTTTGCTCCCCGTGTTGGCCCTATGATTGAGACTTCACAGCCAATGGATTCTTCTGTGCCTACGCCTAACACACAACAGCAACAAATCAGCCCGGACGAAGCTCTCCAGCAACTCCGAATGATGGGTATTCAAACGGAGTAACAATGCTGGATTTAGCACAAACTACAACTGATAAAACTTCTAAGTTATTAGAAAGATTTGGAAGGTAAATCGTGATCGACCCAATCTCGGCAATGGCTGCGGTATCGGCAGCAGTAAGCATGATTAAGAAGGCTACAGAGACAGTAGACGATGTAGCCTCTCTTGGCCCTCTTATTGGTAAATACTTTGACGTTAAACATCAAGCCACTAAAGCTGTATGTGAAGCAAAGAAAAGTGGTGGCTCCAATATGGGTAAAGCCATTGAGATTGAATTAGCTTTAAAGTCTCAGCGTGATTTTGAGGAACAACTTAAAGGATTATTCTTTTCATCTAACAATATGGATGTTTGGAATGATATTATAAAGCGTGTTGCTGAAATGAACGCTGAAGACAAAGCAGAAACTGAGCGCGAAAGAGTACGTGTTCTAAAAGCTAAGAAAAGACAACAGGAACTTAATGACATCTTTCTTGGAGTAGCTATTATTATTATACTACTTATCTTTACAGGGTGGATAGTCTTAGAATTTGTTGATTATTGTCAAACTGTTCACTGTGGAAATAAATAATGTTATCTCTTTTATCAACTTTAGGTGGCCTGTTAATCTCTGGTTTACCTAGTCTATTAAGTTTCTTTCAGAATAAAGCAGATCAGCACCATGAGCGAGAACTTGCTAAGGTTCAAGCTGAAAAAGAATTAGCTTTAGCCAAAGAAGGATTTATTGCTCAAGCACGGATCGAAGAAATTAAGTTAGAGCAAGTAGCCCTACAAACCAATGCTCAGATGGCTGAAGCTGAATCTAAGATGACAATGGGAGCACAGAAGCA